AAGGTTATATTCAAATCTATAAATGGATATACTCCTGAGAAAAAAGTAACTATAATGAGAAACATATTAACTAATCGACTTGGATTGTATGGAGAGGAATTTAAGACTTGTAGATTATGGATTATGAAAAATCTGAAAGACAAAGCCGAGTTAAGATCCCGTAATGTCGCTTGATAGAAGAAAGGAGTGATTGTATGGTTTCAACAAAAAAATATTATGTTGCTTATGGTAGTAACCTGAATTTAGAGCAAATGGTTCTTAGATGTCCTGATGCTCGTATTTATTCTTCCGGAATCCTCAAAAATTGGGAACTGATTTATAGAGGAAAACACAACAATGCTCATGCTACAATCAGAAGAAAAGCAGGAAGTACCGTTCCTGTTCTAGTGTGGGAAATTACTGAAAAAGATGAACAAAGCCTTGATAGATGCGAAGGATTCCCAGTCTATTATTTCAAGCAAAATGTTAGAGTTATCCTCCCTGATACAAAAACAATAACAGCTATGGTCTATATCATGGATAAATCAAAACTTCCCGGATTACCGTCTAAAAAATATGCAAATACAATCTACAAAGGATATTTAGATAATTCTTTTGATACAGACTGTTTTTTTGACAGTCTAAAGAAATCTATCAAAGAAAATAAGAAGGGCTTTTCCTAACCGGAATAGCCCTTCTTTCTGTAATAATGTTGCAGCATTATTACAGCTTTTCTCGCTGATTTTTCTTTCTAACAATCAACTCGTCGAGTTCGCAATCAAGGGCCTCGCATATAAGATCCAAATGCTCCAAGTTCACCCTTTCAACAAGCTCATGATACAACTCATTGATAGTATTTGGCCTAATCCCTGTTGCTCGTGCCAAATCAGCCTGAGTTACTCTTTTTTCTCCAAGGATACGAGAAAGTAAAATTTTTATCATACACCATTGCTCCTCCGTTATAAAATAACATATCAGAACAATTTTATGGGCATTTTGTTATATTATAACGAAGGAGGTTATTTTATAACCTTTAACGATATTTCTATCCTAAAAGTCTATTTACCTCAGTCTGCACAGTCGCATAATCATAACCGGCTGCTTCTAATCTTTTCTTTCTTTCAGGGTTGTTCCCCCATTTTCCAGCTATGACTTCTTTAGCCACCTCTTCAATGCTCTTTTTAGCTTTTCCACCTGTCTGTGGTTTTGGTTTTGGCTGAGTTTCAGGCTTGTAATCTGATTCGGTCACTATAACTGTATGCCCCTTCGTCCTTGTTACAAGTATGTCTCCAACCTGTAACTTTGTGTTCGGAGTAACGGCTACGGCTTTATGGAAAGCCCCTGTTCTTTCTAAAACAGACACTTCACTGACTGTGTTGAAATCACCTACCTGTATTCCTGCCTGAATGCAGCAAGCCCTTACAAGGGAACTGCAATCAGCATTAGTCTTAACCGATATCTTAGCAATCCTCCCATAGGTTTTAAGATTGGTTATCACCCCATACCTATCAGATTGACTATAACCTATATTGTCATTTGAACAGCCTTCGCGCATTGCCTGGGCGATTTTCTTGGCTAACTCGATGTCTTTAGCTCTTAACATATACCACCCTTTGGGATGGCTGTAGTAAGGTTCTGTAGCTACTTCCTTTTTAGTTTGGTCTCCAGCTCTTCCCCCTGAGATATTACCGTGCTCGTCAATTCTCGCGCTTCCTACTTTTATCATAAATTATTCTCCTTTGCATAAAAAAAAGTGCCTTACATTGCTACAAAACACTCTGTTATTAATTATTTACTTGTGTTATAATCTTTTCGTTGCCTCTCCCACTAGGCATAGAAGGGAGGTGAATTTATGGATACTCTGATATCTTTTTTAGTCTCTGTTGCAGCAGGAATAGTTGCCGACTATATCTGCAAATGGCTGAACAGGGACAACAAAAAAGGCAGCCAGCCTAAAAAGGATTAAGCCACCTTTATAAAAAATGGAATAGAAAACCCCAAGAGCGCCGAACTCTTGGGGTTTTTGAATTTATGGCTCTGATATCCTTTTGCCTGACTGTAGTATACTACAGCTTCACGCAAAAAGTCAATATTTAACCTAAAAACTTAATTTATCTACCGCCATTCTCATATCTTCACCCACATTAGCCCAGTCAGAAGCTAGCGCTTTATAATCTTAATTTATCTATTGCCCTCCTTAATATGTGCGGCATCGGTCATTCCCTCGCCTATAATGTAAGCCACAAGAGTACCAAGGGCGGATACTATGGCTACCGTCTGTTCCACCGTAAGCTTATTGACATTGAAAGCCACTAGTATAGCTGTAACAAATCCTATGACTGCCGCCCAGAACTTCCTTGATGTGAGCTTCCTCTTCCAATCAATCTTATCTGCTTTACCTTCTTTAACCTCTTTACCTTCTTTAACCTCTTTAATTTCCATCATTTTCATTATCTCCCTTCTTTACTTTAGCTTTTTTAATACTACCTAGCATCCATAGTTCGCCAGTCGTAAAAGTGAACCAAGCTCCTACAAGGGCTACAGGTTCATTCCCCGTGGCAAGAAACACATATAATACAGCACCTGTAAATATAATATTCATCAACACCACTAAGGCTACTATGGTTTTAGAAAAACGCTGTTTTTGTTTCTTTTTCTTACTCATGGTCATCCGCCCTCCGTCTTAAAAAAGGCTCAATTGTATCAAGCCTTTTATGCGCTTGCTTTGCGGATTCTTCTACCCTAGTTAATCTTTCAGAGTTCTTCTTAGTGTCCTCTTTGACGCTTTTCATCTCCGATTTAATCTCAGTAACTCCGGTTGCTATATTCTCAAGCTTGACTATAACACTGGTGAGCTGTGTAGCTTCCAACTTGTCATCATGTGACTGATTCCTTTTCAAGTTGATAACTCCGCTGAAAATTGCAAATCCAATAGATAATAAGGATATTAATAACGATACTTCAATCATTTACACCTCCTAGTATTCTACTCCTGTGATTTCTTTGTATTCTTCTTTCGTGATGTCTCCGAATGGATTCTCCGGAGTTTTAACAGCCTCTCTAAGCTCTTCTTTAGTTATCCATTCATTGTCATAAGCCGTTTTCCAAAATGTCATACCTAGTTACCTCCTTTCTCTTTAAGTTGCTGCTTGATAGCAGTTATCTCATTTTTATTACGAATTATATCCAAGGCTAGCTTTGCCTCATGTTTACCAAGGCCGGATATAATCTTATCCTTTTTAATACCTTCGAGTTTTTCTTTTGCTAATTGCCTACCTAAACTATTTATCATTTCCTGTGACTTATTCTTATTATTCTCTTTTATCGATGTTTCAATGTGTGTTATCATTCAAAATTCCCCCCTATACTTCTTATATAACACTCTCCAGTGGCTCCGTTTCTGTTTACTTTCACCCTTACATTAAAACCCCATTTTTCAGATGTCTTATCTTTATTTTTAAAAAATAACTTGGAGCCCTTCTTTACCCTTGTAGTCATATCTTCCCAAGCAGGCTCTTCGTCAAAGGCATTATTGCAGGCTTCAACTGTTATTGCCGCACCTGCCGGGATTTCAGCAGAAACATTTATTAAAGCTTTTGTTATCCTATCATCTGCTTTAAGTGGTGTTTTTAACTCAAATTCTATCTTGGTTTCATTTTTTGAGAAGGTGAAAGTCTTTTCAGTTTTTCCTCCATTGCTGTCCTCCACTGTAATTTTCAGAATATGATTAGCATTTAAAAGTTCTTGCCATTCTTCTTTAGTTATTTCAAAGAAATAAGACTTATTCCTCTCAGCTGTGAAACTTCTTTTCTGCTTTCCATCTATGTATTCTTTTATTGTAATGGTCTGACCAGTATCTTCATCATTTACAGAATAACTAAAGCTAAAAGGTTCTGACTTAATTCCTAAATTATTGCCTATATTTGTACTTATTGTTGGACTATGATTAAACCTGTATATCCCATCTGAATCCGGGTTATCAGATACCAAGATTTCAGAAGACAGATTGCAAAGTGGACGAATGCCATAAACACTAACATACGCACTTACAATATCTTGACTATTATCGAGTGACTGTTCAACCCATACTTTATCACGGTCATTTGAAAAGCTAGTTCTAAGAAACCAATACCACGGTCTGCTTACTTCAAAACCCCAATACTTGTAATTTGAATGACTTATTGTTTCGGGGGTTGGATATGCGGTCTTTGAATTGTTACCGGCAAAAAATGCAAGACTACCTTTTGAATCCCCATATCCAACCTCTAAAAGTGATGCTAAGAACACTTTTGCCTCCATATTTTCATAATCCTGTTTGCCATCAATTTCCTTATCAATACTTAAAGTTGTGCTTAATAATTTTTCTCTAAAATTTACTGACATATTTGTTAAAAACCCCGGTTCTGTATCATAAGGGTTTTTATGCTCAAATAAATTGGCTGAATTTGGTGGTGTATCATATTGATGTTGTGGAACATACCAATCACCTACAGAATTAAGCCATTTATTAATATTAGATTTTTTATAATTATTATTCCCACCTGTCTTACGTTCAATATCTGGGTTGTTTGGCTCTTTCGCATCAAAACATTTCAAGCACAATATCTTCTCTGATATCAGTGTTACTGAATTAGCAGGATATCCCACATGATTTTTATCTGCCACCAACCACACTATAGGCTTTCCATAATACTTTGTATCAGGGTCTACCACCTTAGCCCCTATTGGTAGGTCACTTAATTTTTTCCCCATTTTTTCCCTCCTTACTAACACTCTATCCTATGTTCTGCTCTGTTATAGTTTCCATTTGTAAGGTTAATACCTTCCAAGTTGTTAAAAGTTAATGTCCAAGGATTACCTGTTATATCGTTATAGACTGCATTTTCAAGAATTGCTAATCTATTAAGTATCTCAGTAGTCTTGCTGTCTACGCTGTCAGCTATGTCCTTGATGGCCTTGGCAAGTGACTGGTTAAGCTCCGCCTGAGATGCTGATATTTCATTCTTAAAAGCCTGAATCTTTGCTTCCACCTGTTCTTTACTCTCTTCTACAGCTCTCTTATTTGCCACCGTATTCCCAAACAGTTGCTTAATTGGCGTATTTATCACATCAGCGTGTGCTGGATCGGTAGGCTCTGGAATTTGGATTTCAGTTTTAAATTCCGCCTCATTTGTTCCATAATTTTTCATTACCGACCTCCGTTCTAAAAAATATCATCTATGGTAAACACCATCTCTAAATCATTGTCTTTGCCTTTTGCAAGAAAGTTTTTAATGCAAATAATATCCCCTTCTTCGTCATACAAGCCGATTTCACTAATTGACGTATTAGGAATGGTTGTTTCAGACAATGTGCACTTGTACTGCACCGTGGTTTCACTAATAAATTTATATCCGTCTATCGCCTGTCTATGCAGTTCATTTTTTAATGAAGTCTGTTCAGGCTCAGGATTTTTCACATTTCCTCCTTCATCTATTCCACCTCCTCCAAAAACCATTCCTACTACTTTAGGAAGCTGGGCTTCTCCGGCTCTGGCTTTTGCCATTTTCTTTCTGGCTGTCTTTGTAATGATTACAGTTTTATCCATTAGATTTCCTCCGTTTTATGTGTAGAATTAAGCGTTCTAGCTCCGTTTAACAGATATTTTCCATCTAAATACCAAAGATTTATATTGCCTGATTTCGAAGTAAGCATCGCCTTTATACCATCGTTTTTTTCGCAAAATTGTATTTTTACCTCAAGCATCATTTTTTCCTTGTTTAGTTCAATATTCTGTTTGTAGTGCACAGATAAATTGCTTACTTTTAGTTTTTCAGAATTTTTGTTGTTTAGCTGGTACAAATAGCCTATGAAATATATCAGGGCAACTCCTGCAGGTTTGATTGCAAACGCCCTCGATGTTGCCGGATCTTCAATGTCTATATCAAAATCAGCCATTCTGATACATATTGTCGCACTTTTATTAGCAGGCTCTGAATAAGATAATTGCTCCGTTTTCCACAAAAGGGACAACGAAGCAATTATATCCTCATACGTGCATTCACTTGTATTCCTAAGAGACTTATATTTGATTGCCTGCCTATAAAGACTGTCATCAAGTGGAACTTCTCTCGGATTCTTAAATAATAATGGCATATCCTTTCTAGCTAAGCTTACAATATTCCCAATATAATCAAGGTTCACCCCTTTGGCAGTATCAATCACGGTGCTTTTATTCATATCATCAAAAACTTTTAATAGCTCATCTATTTGTTTTGAAAATGCTTTTATAAGAGTTTCTATTCTTCTTTTTCCATGATACTGCTCAGGTATATCTTTTATCCATTCATTAAATATGTTCATCCAGCTCCACCTCCTTAGAGCCATCAAAAAATACTGCTTTTATGGAAATCCTGCTTTTGCTTATCAAAATTTTGTGCCTTGTATCTGTTTTTATATTTGAATATTTATATTCGTTTTCGCTTGGCACTACATTTTCAGCTGCAGAATACGCAACTTTTATATCAATCATTTCAATACCTGAGACATTGTTATAAATACTATTGCTAAGAGGTTGTATCATAAGGTCATCACCTGCTTTTAACATTCTCCCATATTCAAGTATTGACTCAGTTGTAACCAAACGGTAATTCCCCGAAATATTGTCCTTATCAACATGCAACACAATATTTATGTATGTATACAGATATTCAGGTCTGTTAAACCTTATTGGGATATTATCGCCATATTTACTTGGGACTATGACTTCAATTTCCCCGTAAGTCTGTATTCCTCCCGCTTTTCTTTTCAATATAGCTGAAGCAATCTCATCACTATTACCACCCTCAACTATAATTTCAATACTGTGTGGAGGAAGACCACGGCTGTCTGTTATGTCTGTTACATTCTCAAATCCCGATGCTGACTCAACATTTCTCACGTTATTTAACAATTCGGCTGTAATACTGTCAATCATAGTGTTAGATCTCAATGCAGATTTTGCAATATATGACTGCCGTAATTCTACATCTGTCTCTTTAGCCCTACCATACACAGGTTCAGCAAGGTTTGTTACTTTATCAAAGCCGGCAACATTGTTTACAATCTTTGTTACTATCCCATTTGGAAGAGTGATTTTCCCGTAATCTTCTGTAAAAAAGTTCGCTACTGTAGTAACCTTCCTTGTAGTTAGATTATCTGTCAAAACAAGCGTATTACTTCTTGTTTTAAGCTTGTCTTTAATCTCGATATAGTCTTCAACTACTGTAACCTCGTACCCATCTGGTATGATTGATTTTTTTAAACCGGCAAGAAGTGCATTTATGTCATCTCCCTGGCTTGCATAAGTATACGCCTTGCCATTAATATTTACTATGTAAACTCCAGTTGCTGCAACTGCAACAGATATTTGAACTTCATTAAAATTCTCTCTTGTAATTGTAAAGCTCTCAGCAGAAAACAGCCTTATTTCTGGTGTGGTTTCTGTACTTATATATGTATCTTCGTAAACCACAGTACCATCATCTCCGGTACAGTGTATAGGATACACGCTTCTTCTTGCAGGGGCTCTTTTTATCCCTCCAAACTGCACAGCGTTATCAAGGCTAATTCCTGTAGCTGTCGCTGGGTATTTCGCATAATAACTGTCTTGTGCTGTTTCCCAAAGATCAGCTATCTGTCCGGCAAATGTTGTCACTAGAGTGTTTAGAAATGATGTCCCAGCAAGCCTTGTGTCTGTGCCAAATCCATCCGTCAAATCTAAATGTATTTCTTCAAGGATAGTATCCAATCTTTTAATAACAAATCCTTTATCAGTTATCCCATATCCCGACATTAAGCATTACCTCCTCTCTTATGGTTTCAAAGTCAGTTAACGCTACATACCTTATAACAGCAATCCTGCTTTTAGTATTATATTCAATGTTAACTTCACCTATTTCGGTCACTTCGTCAACTTCAAATATTTTCTCCCTTATTAGGCTTTCAAATTCGTCTGTATCAGGGTTTTTATCCAATAAATTAAAATATGGAAGCCCCTCTTCGGGATTCCATCTCCATTCATTTTCTATCCACAGGAGTCTTGTTCTTATCTTTTGTCTAACTGAATTTTTAATTTCTATGTCTCCTGAACGGTTAATATGCAAGTCTCCATTATTATCAAGAAGTATGTCCAATATACGCCTCCGTTTCTAATAGCTTAAAGTGACTTTTTAAGCCTTTTTACAAGTTCCGGTGTAATTTATATTACCTTCAACCGTAAAAGCCTTGCTTGTGACCGTAACATTGTCAGAAACTAGCTTTATACTTTTACTTACTACCTCTACGCCATTGTTACTTATCGTAATCTTATTGTCGCAATTGCTTATAATCGTGGACTTATTTTTCGTTGCCTCCTTAACTAGGTTATTGGAATCAATCAGCCCTGGGAGAACTACTGCACTTGTAAGGTCAAACCTCAGGCTGCCATCTGATTCTGCTCCGGTGCGCCACTCGTCAAGTTCAACTTCAGATACAAGAATCAGGCAATCGTCTCCAGATACTACAGGAAATACTAGCCCTGTGTTTTTTTTCGCACTGAACGGAAACACAAGAGGGGCTTCTGTAATGATAGGATAATCAAGTTCATCTCCGCTTGAAGTAACAAATTTCCCATAGATACTTGCTTTCACCTTGCAGTTTTTTTCATTAAACTCAATTATTCTACCAGGTAAAATAGTATGTATTTGTTCTACAACTGTTCTAGCTGTATTTTCTATCTCTTCCGCAAATTCTTGAAACATATCTACCTCCTATCACTTATTTTTTCTTACTTTCTTCTTAGTCTGTTTATCCAATATTCTTAACACTTGTGCAGAACACAGCCAAT